ATAACAATCGACGATACTAGGGAACGATTGAGGATTGTAACAAAGAGGGCTTGCAACATAAATTGGAATTCTTCTTATTAGTCTTACTTTTGCACTGTCTGTAACCTTGTGCTTATTATATATCTGCCCAGTTGTGAAATCCTGAGCAAAAGCGTAATAACCACTTGCTGCTTTATATGCTAACTTCGTATCAAGCATCCAAGGAGAATCGTCTAAGTCAGTTGGAATTCCTAACCACTGAGATGGTTTTCCGTATGGGTAAGTTGTAGTTCCTTCTTTGATCTTTCCTGAAGTTGATGTCCAGTAAGTTCCTGACATGTTAAGTCCACTACCACCCTGAGCCTTGAGTTGTTGATCAACCTGATGAAGATGATTCATCTCGACAAGACTTGGAACATACCAACCAGAATAAAGTGCATCATCTGGAGGATTTTCTATAGGACTTGCCATAGCAGATCCAGACACATGTGTGTTCCAGATTTCAGTATAGGCATCGTTAAATTGGTTTTCATTATTCTCTATAACAGAAGATTCTACCGAACCCCAAGGGTTGAAACTCTCATCCACCCAGCGATCGTATGCTTCTTCGTCGAATCCAAATGCATTTGACCAGAACCAAATACCAGAAACTGAATTATCATATAACTTGGTGTTCAAGTATCCGTCAACCACACATGTTGCCCAGTTCTTAAGAGGATCTTGACGTAGTGTAGTTCCTATTCTGTTTGCAAGTCCCCAATGTCTTTCACCACCTACCACATCTTCGCTTGCGACAACAATTGCCCATCGTCTTTCTATTTGATATCCAGCACCATAGATCTGCTGTGCAAATTCATTGAACTTCGCACCATCAGATGGATCATAATTTTCTGCATTATCATCGAATGGGTTGTTGAGAAGAATTCCTATTTCCGATAGATGACCAGTCTTATAGTTCAGTGTAGGAATTGACTGTGAGTTTGGATTTGCTGGAAGTATGTGAACTGGTGGTAAGTGGTCGCAAGCATTCACGGAATCAAATCTACCAACACTAGGAATATATGTTGTTGCATTTGATGTTCCATTGAGTGCAAGATCACGAATTCCTCTTCCCCTTGCATTTATAGAACCACCACATTCATCTGCTGGATAGCCAAGATACCCTGCAAATCTTCCACCTTCTAGTTCAGCACCTAATTCATAGGTGTGACATGGATTGATTCTAACTTGACACGTTTGGTTGAGTGTATCATTTTGATCGTATGGATCTTGGCAGCATCGTCTGGTTATTGCTTGTCCGTTAGATGCATATCCAACCAGAACCTGATCGTAAACACTCGGATCATCTTCACTGGAAAGGCACTTACTTCCTGCACCTTGATAATATCCACCTGCTTGGTAGCATTGAAGTGCTGTGTAGTTGTCGTAACAATTTGTGCCTGGAACACCATTTCCATCGTCGCTGCTTATGCAACATGCGCCTGGATAAGAATCTAGACAGCAATTGTATCCATTAGGATTTGTAAGAATATCGTAAGGTTCACAATTCTTCCCTGCATGGAAGATACCATTCACTAATGCACAATCTTCTTCATTGAAGGAGTAACAAACTCCGTTGACACAACAAGCACTAGGATCTGTTGGGCAAATGTTAGGGCAACCGCCAAGAGCAGAGCAAGACACAATATTTTGGAAAGCAATACCGTTGAATTTCTCACACTTTTCCAAACTAGTGTCAACACATTCGCCGTTCACACAGCATGGGAATGTGTCCTGACAATCTGGTCCTTCTTCTCTTAATGCACAAGGAACTGTGCTGAATGTACCGAGAAGTGCATCACAATAAGACTTTGTTGCATAATCTAAACATCTTGTTCCATACTCACCTGTTAGAAGATCTGGTGCAGAGCAAAGACAGCATGATCCGATCGCATCACTGAATGTTGACATAGTAATACCGTGAATCGAATGCTGTTTGAATTCGAATGTAACTGGATTACCATCATCCCCTGTACCAATATCAATATAAGGTGTTAGTTGGAAATTACCGTAAATTGTAGAAGTTTCTATAAGCCCTGGCTCAAACAACTTATTCTTGGGAAGAACATATCCAACTACATTACCACCAGTTACAGCCTTGCTTTGATTAATACCAGCATAGTCATTATAAATTCCTGTAAAGATTCCGAAGTAATCAGATGGTGCAATCGGTAAAACCCAGTTACTTTTTCTATCTGTTCCGTTATACACGAATGTCTTCTCAGTCATTCTGGATAGAACCACAGATAAAGTGTTTCCGATATAGTAGTTTAGTGAATTTGTGGATGCAGACGCACTGTTTCCGCTGTTTAGATAAGGGAGTCTTCCAGTTTCACCAAGTTTACCTGGCAGTGTAGAACCCTCGATTACAATCATGTCAAGAGTGTTACCAGTAATACTCAATCTGTTACCACTCACTCGAAGTGTTCTGAATTGAGCAATCTTCAATTCTTTTTTATTTTCTTCTTGTTCATCACCTATTGTTGGAACGGTTGGTGACCTAAATCCTTTGAACACTTTAGCATGGGTATTATCACTATTATTCTCGTTTCGAATGTAATAACTATAATCTGTGGGCGTTCCGTCAAAGTTTGCGCCTGTAAACCCAATAACTTCTATCTTTGTTCCATCAGTAAGAGTAAAGGTAATACCTTTGATATTACCACTTTCAAAAGATTCTGCAAATGAGATACCAGCGCCAGTAGCACCAGTAGGACCAGTAGGACCTGTTGGTCCAGTAGGACCTGTAGGACCTGTTGGTCCAGTAGGACCTGTTGGACCCTGACTTCCTTTTATTACTCTTGTTACTCTACTGCTTCCATAAAACGGCATCAGTTATCTCTCAAAATAGTTGGGATTGTCCATGCTTTGCTGGTATTATCTGCTGTTACACCATAGTTACCATCACATCGAACTAATCTTATAGGTCGCACCTTGTATTTATTTTCGTATCTATTCTTTCTTGAAGATTTAAACGAATCTAAATCACCACTTGGTGGGAAGTAAACAGCCCATGCAACCGATCCTGCCGTTACACCAGATTGTGTCTTAATACCTTCGTTTGCACCAGAACTTCCATCAAAGGATCCAGTAGATGTCCAATACCAACCCGTGAATGGAACACCACCATTTATAAGAAGTTCTGTGTTCAGATCGAAACTGTATGGGGAACTCCCATCCCGAACACAATGTGCTGCTAAGAACGCCATTTCATCGTGACTTGGTAAGAACCACTGTGATGCTGTTTGTGGGTTTGCAGAAGCACCCTGTATCTCCGATGTCATTCCGTCTGGATACATGCGAACTGCTCTAACTGCTGTTATTTCACCTGCACTTGCACCAGGTCCGAACTGAGAGTATGCAAATTCTCTTCCTCTTGGTGCATATCTCATATAGAGAGCATTATCAGCATGAGACATACGAATTGTATTATAAAGTCCCCAGTTTCTTCTCCAGAAACCGTTTGCACTCTTTGGTGGAACAGTTGCAAGTCTGAGATCCCAGTTTGATCCAAGTGCTCTTGCCTGAGCACATGTTGTGAAAGTGCTGTTGACAAGAGAATCGAATGTTTCTCCACTGAGTCCCTTCCAGAAACCTTCTTTGTAGTTTCCGATATCATTGTATTCTGAACCAAAGATTCCATAGTTTTGGCTTGGGTTGGTGTAGTTGATGATTGGACCCCATGCAGATCCATAGTTCGACCAAACAAACTCCTGTGTTGGTCCATTTATAGAACTATAGTCTAGAGGAGAAACAACAGTGGAATCTCCTGTAATTGCAACTGGATGCAGAGAGATAACCATAAGGTATGAATCTGGTTTACTCTCGTTTTCGTCTGGATAGTCGTTTCCATTCAGTTCCGCACAACTAATGTAACCAGATCCTGTCGGACCACCGAAACCATATCCATGATAATCGTATTCTGTACGATAGATATCTGCTGTGATTTCACCCATCATCATGAGATCGGCAGTTTCTCCTGTTGGACGGAAACCACCCTTGCTGAATTGCTTTCTTCCACCAACAACCTTGGAGTAGTATGGGTTATAAACACCCACAACCAAACCTCCTGCAAACAAGTCTCCAGGTCGTATCAGTTTTCCGTCAACTACACCGAAGCATGAAACATCATTGTTGGCTGGACATGTAATCTCTGCACAAGTTGTGCCGTTACCTGCGAAGAATCCTCCAGCATTGATACAGTCCGTAAATGATTGGTTGTTAAGACATGATGAACCTGATAAGCAACAAGGTCCTGTTCCTGTAGAACAAATGTTCTCACCAAAAGAATCTAAACAAGATGTTCCGACACCTTGGAAGAATCCATTACCCTTTACACAGTCAAGTCTGGTTTTTTGTTCGCATACACCCAACCCGTTACAGCACGCACCGATTCCTGCAACCGCTGATGCACAGAAAACAGATTCGCACTTAGATCCATTTCCGTGGTATGTTGTTTGAATGTTATTCTGTAAGCCGAGTGTAATACATTCGTCGCAAGTTAATATCTTGCATTCAATTGATCCATAAATTTTATTGTAAACGCAACATGCACCATATTGGTTACATATCCCACCACCAGTGTTTCCAGTATTACCACATGTTGTCCCAACTCCGTGGAAGTATCCGCTACAACCTGCATAGGTTGATATTGTACAGTCTCCATTTCCTAAACAACAAGCGCCTGTTATTCCAGTTGAAGGTGCAGCAAATCTTCCAAAAGGATTATCACTGTTATCACCTGCATATAGATCTAAATCATTACATCCAAACGCAGTGTTTCCACTTGAATTGTCCCATTTAACTAGATTTCCGTACCATCTGTTAGGAACCCAGAAGAAGTTAAGTATATCAATACCACCGCTAAAACAAGGTGTCTTGTTGAACGGGAAAACTACGTTCTCTGAGAATCTTTCTGTGAGAGGAGTGGTTCCAGTTGCTCCCTTAACGATCAGTGTAAATGATGTACCATATTGTGGAGAAGATGGTGGTTGAACGTCGAATAAAACTGGACACCCGGCGTTGCACAATCCAGTCACAGTCACATCAGTTTTGAATAATTTTGCTTGCTCTGGATTTATTATAAATTTATAACCAGCGGTTCCTTCTACAACCACGTTTTCTCTTGTGCTTGTGATATCAACTGCCTTTTCTCTATAATCAGAAGAAACAAACTCAAGAGATCCCTTTTGTGGAACATAACGAGTGTCTTTAACAGAAGTTGGATTACCAACAGAATCAAAACTTACTAATGAGTTTTCATATGTGGTGCCTGTTATGTTCAGATAACCAGACTCAATCACATCATCATCAAAGTTAACAACAATTTCAGTTTCAGTCTGATATACTTGGAGAATGTTTTCATCCTCAGACTGAATTGACCGAAGAGTTATACCGTTTAGAGTAGAAACCGATTTGAAAACAGTTACACCAGCACCTCTGTTATCTCCAGTAGGAGCAACTATAGTAGGACCTGTTGGACCTTTTATTTGTTTACCGCTTACGAGTTCAACACCGTTATCGAATGTTACATACAGATAATAATTACTGTAAACAAAACCAGTAATGCTTGCACCAGTGTTTCCTGTGGGACCAGGAACAACGGGACCAGTGTTTCCAGTTGGACCAGTTGGTCCAGCGTTTCCTGTAGGACCTGTTGCTGCGGTAGCACCTAGTATGGAAATCCGACTGCTACCGTAAATCACTATGATCCTCCGTAATTACTCTCTAGTGTTTCTATTCTAGAAATTAGATCATCTAAAGTTGATGAAACATTGGAGTATGTATTCCCGATGGCAAGAGTGCTTAAAACTGTCATGTTGTTTACATCAACATTCTTTGGTATAGACACACCAGTAACATCTCGTACCTTTATGATTGTCTTAAATGTTTGATTCACTTCTACTGGTGTAGTAGAACCCTGCTCATAGAATGTCACTGGTGAGTTATCGACTACCTTCGGAGGATAGATTGAATCTACACTTGTTGATGATATACCAAAGGTAATTGGTGATGTTGTGTTGACAACAATACTTAAAGAATTGTCAAATATTGGTTGTGCAGAAGCCTTTTTCACATAAAGAATATTACCAGAAGTATTGACAGAAGAAACTGTACCAACCGATATTGTAGTTCCTTGGAAGTTCTGAACGACTGTCTTTCCTACCATAGTTGCAGTGACTTGTGCATTCTTCACATAAACTTCTTCTATGTAACCGTAATTTCTACCTGCATAAGAGTAGAAGTCTGGATACAAAGAAATCTTTAATGGTATACTTATATTTGTATCAACCCATCCGTTAGGAATGATTGATCCAGAAGGGATCTTCATAAAAGATCCAATTGGTAGAGTGCTTTGTGTTTCAGCGATCAGATCACCACCTATTTGATAACCAATATAATTAAGAACTTGGTAATTAAATTTACCTTCTGGATGAGCAATTCTTTGAAGAACTGGTTTCGCTATGCTTCCAGGCTCTGTTGGTGCAAGATTTTCAAATCCACCCGCTGTTTCACCGCTCAAGAAGAAGATATCATTTCCACCAGATGCACCTAATGTTGATCCATAAATGTCAGCAGAATATGAAAAATTTGATTCTGGGTGGTACATCGCTCCGCGAAGAACAACTGTTATCAAACCATCACTTGCAACGCTTTCTACAACACCAACAACTTCTGCGTTCTCGTTATTGTCGGCTATTGATTTTTTGTAGGTTCCAGTTGTTCCATGTGGAGTTGGTTCAAATCTAATTGCATCTCCATTTGTGATACCAGACTCTACTGTATAAAATGTAGAAGTAGGAGTCAATGTCAAGAGAAGTCTTGACATTGAACCAGTTGGGTTAAGAGTATAATTGTTTCCTACAATATTTGAACTTGCGCTACAAGTCATTGTTTTTATTTCCTCTTGAAGTTCTTATTGATGTCTGCATCTGCAACATAATGTAGTGCAATCTTGTCCCCGGTTAAAATTCCACCTAGTAGATCTATTACAAGTCCTTCCGAAGAAACAGTTGTGGAAATTGTCGGATTTCCTGTTATTGATGTTCTTCTTGAACCATCTAGGTTGGTGCTTCCAGATGTAAGTCTCATGTCAAGAGCCTCATAAGAGTTAGTTGCACTGAGATTTAAGCCATCAGATTGCGTACCAGACTTTGGAGAGTAAATTGTAACAGTAGGTGTTTTTCTTGTTCTTGATGGGAACTTGAAGTAATGAACTTTACTGGAATCTACAGTGAAAATTACTGGAGTTACATTTGTTTGAAGAGTATTTACCATTGTCGCAGATCCAGGCTTTACACCCTGAGCATACGACTTCTGGTAACTTCTCTGCATCTTTGTTAACTCGTTTTCATAGTCTATCTTAACTGGGCGTCTTGCGACATTACCCTTCTCGAAGACTAGTTGTGCGAGATCAATATAACCAGAACCAAGGTTTACCATATCAAACGACACAGAAGCATAATGATCATCTCCGGTAACAATAGTGGAAGGAGTAACACCTTGTAGTGCCAAAGTGTATCTTTCCCAACTTGTTCCGAGAGAAACAGTTCCTATCTTCTGTTCATTGAAGTATGATGGGTCATTCTTTGCAGCGTTTCTCCAATATTGGTTGTAATACACATCCATGTTTACACCAGCAGTATCAGACTTAGCATAGAAACTAATGATACATGGTTCTGCTGCACCAACAGTGGAGTCTGGAATTCTATTCTCTACCCAAACATAGTCTTCATAACTGTGAGTAGATCCAGAGATTCCAGATAGGGTGCTAGAATATCTGACATAGTAGTTTGGTTCGCCAAGAACTTCCACTTGTCCCTTTGTAAAGGACTGTCTTTGAACTTGGAACTGACCAGTTGCTGCGGAGTTTCCACTAGAAATACCGTTAACAATAACCCAAGAATCTGCAAAGTAGAAACCATTATCAGATGTACCGCCTGTGGCAGCAGTGCTAGTTCCAACTTCTCTCTGCCAAAACTCAAGGGATCCATTGACTGCCATGTTTTCTGCAACTGGTTCTCTTGCTTCTGCTGCTAGAACTTCTGCTGATGAGAAAACCTTTTCCTTAAGAACATAGGTTCCACTGGAGTCTATTGGCAATGCGATCATCGCCGATGTCTGAGATGTGTCGAAACACCCAGCACTATAGTTGAAGTCACCTAAATCTGGATTGACATAAATGTCAGATGGTGTGATGTAAAGCGGTGGATATCCACTTGCAACTAAAACTGTGTTACTAGTCTTGTTAACTCTATCTTGCGTAGGATAAATTGCTCCACCGATTGTAATTTCCATGAGTGTTCCTAGAGTACCACCGGGGTAACTCTTAACAACACCGATCACTTCGGAAAGGCTTGGAATAATTTCTCCGTTGGTTCCAGTGTTAATTGGCGGAACATCTGGATCACTAGCACTTGCTAGGTAGTAACCACCATAATACTTTCTTTTGTCTGCTGTTGGTCCACCAGTACCAGCACAGAATCCAGCGATGTTACTATAAGCACTCGGGAAAACATATGAAGGTGTAGTTGCCGATGTGCTTATAGTTCCCTTCTTCTTCGAAACAATAGTTCCAATCTTAAGTTGTGTTGCACCAACTCCATTTGTGGCCACAAATGAATCAGAACTCAGATCAACGATCGCGGTGTTTACTGCAATCGAACCTGCACTTGCACCAGAAGATCCTGTTGTTAGAAGTTGACCTCTATAATGAAGAACCCCACCTCTGTCTCCAGACACACCAAGAACCATAGGCTTTGATACAAGCCCTGCTGTTGTTGGTTCTGTCTTTGTGATTTTTCCGTTAGTTGTTGAAAGGAAGTAAACACATCCAGAATTAAGTGTATTTCCGGTGTCTAATGCTCCACTCCAATCAGAGAGAGAAAGTTCTCCGTTCATCACAACATCAATATAATTTGATCCTATGGTTTTGACCAAACCAATAGCCTCGGCATTAGATGCACTTGAAGCATTGGCAAGAGTGAGTCCAATACCAGAAGTGCCACCAGGCACTCCTCCATCATAATCAATAACACGAACAACATTTCCATAAGTGAACCCTGCTGTTCCACCACTAGGACCTGAGTAGATTCTAAATCCAGTCGGAAGATTCAAACCACCAGAGTAATTGAGAAGTCCGTTGATTGTGACATCACCTTGGAAAGTAACTCCCTTGGTAACAGAGTCTGCAATAGAGACTTGCATAACACCGGCAGTACCAGTACCGCTTGTAGTACCAACTAACACGTTTATTCCGTCCCCAGAGAGTCCAGAATAAACAGTAAGGTTGTTTAACTTTGCAATTATTTCGTTGTTGGTTTTATTGAACCAATCATAAAAAGTATCGGTTTGATCCAAAGAACCTATCTGAAATAAATTGTCTTCTACGCCCATTGTGCTTTTTCCTCAGTTCTTAGATCAGAACAGTAAGTTGTTATAGAATCTAAAGGTGGTTCCGTTTACTTTACATAGCGGGGCAAAATTTGATATATTGTCCGCTACTGAGTTATTTATACTCGAATCGCCATAGTTAACTGCCCATCTTTCAATTGATATTGTGTATCTACTGGCACCTTCTGCGTTAAAGTCATAATCACCAGAAGAATTGTCGTACAATGCAGAATCACTGTCTACCGTAATATTATTGTACTCTTTAATCTTGAATCCGATAACCTTATCTGATGCAGTATTTGGAATAGTGATTGCACCCAGTCCGATTGGAGCATAGAACCAGTGTTTTAAGTTTGTAGATGGGACTTGGATATAGTACCATCCCTCTAAAGCACTGATTGTTTGACCATTTCTAGTAATTTGATCTGTGGAAAGTGGAGTTACACCATCCCATCCAGGTCCATTTACCTGAACACCGTCCGTGGGATTCATAATGGTGGAGTTCACCCAGTTGGAAATCATGTTCGAAGTCAAAGTTGACTGCATGTACATTATTTCCTGAATTTCGTTCAACTCTGAAGCCTGAAGTGCATAACCTGGCTTGAAACCAAGGGCAAGGTAGTTCTTTGCTGCTACATTAGCCGTGAACTGCTGTGCTGCAATTCTGCTTAAGAAAGGAGTGTTACTTAGTGGAAATGTTTGATTTGATTGGAATGGATTTAAAGCCACTTATAGTCTCCTATTGTTCTAAAACAAACTTAAATCTAAAGTTTCTTGTTGGTCGAGCCGAACGAGCCGTTGTAGGAATATCTATGTTAGTAGAATTACTAAACAGAAGATTTCCTGTATTTTGTCTAAGGGTTGGTGTGGTAAGTGATTGAACTATGAATGTTTGTCTGGAACCGTTATTAGAAACTGCTGTGAAAGTATTTGATCCAGAGAAAGAATTTGGATTCGCAGTGGCAATACTCACATCTGCTCTTGTTGGATCTGCATCTCTTACCTTAAAGTAAGCAACAGTTCCCTTGTTCGCACCGTTTGTTGATGCACTTGATGTAGAAGACTGGACCGTTTGTCCCACTGGAATTGATTCGCCGCTCGTTATTGAAGTACCATCTTTCTTTCGTATGACAAGTTCAACGAGGTTAGACTTAGTAGTTTTCTCTGAAATATTTGTGTTCTTTGCAAAAACAGTTCCATCGCTGTTTTGAGCATTCTTGATAATACCATATCGAGTAAAAGAAGTTTGATTTATCACACTCGAAATGTCACTATCTTTTATTGCTACATTAAATAATATTTTAGATGCGTTTAATAGTTTTCTAGGACTATCTGCAACACCATCTTCTACATTATCGAGGTGCAAAGTTATAGCGTTTTTAAGAAGTGTTGAAATTGTAGAGTTAGTAACTTCTGGTAAAGTTAGAACATAATCTTCACTATAAGACTTTCCGCGATTGTTGATCTTAATACCATTCACATAATATTTTCCATCTCTGCCCTTGAAGGTTAGAAGATTTATATTTGCGTTTTCACCAGTTTCACTAGAAACCCTTACGGTTGGATTTGGTATATTTACTTGTCTATTTCCGAGAGAAATTCCACCAAGATTTATGAAAGCAGATATTATCTGTCCATTGTTAACACCGGCGTCATCTTTGATTGCTACCTGATAACTCAAATTAGAGTTTTTGTTTGGTCGAGAATTCTTGATTTTATCAACAACCGATGTGGTTTGGTATGATGCACTACAACCACTGCATCCACCACCTTCAATGAAGATGACATTTCTGTTTAAAGTTTCTCCATAAATCTGACAGGTAAAACAGTTTGAGACAGACGCAAAACAATCTATGAAATCACCAGCAGAATAAACTCCGTTATCTGGCCATTTCTGTTCCTGTTGTTTTGCGTATGTGCAGCAACATCCAGTTCCACCTGTTCCGCCAGGAGTGCTACAGACTGTATCATACCTGTTCGCAAAACCAACGCTGTTGCTGAATTCTTGATAATCTGCAACAACATCTGGAACTGGCATAAGACTATCTGTTAAAAATCTTGCAAGGGTGTCGTCTATCTTATACATCGCAAGCCATGTATAACCGTCATCATATGTCTGATACCCAATTGTGTGTGTTGGTTGCTTGGTAGAGTTATTTGTTCGGAAAAGATCCGATCTGTTGTTTGCTTCTGAAGATATGCAAAGATAAACAAAACCATTTTGTTGGTTATAAACATAATACCTATCATCTACCGCATTACCAGTGGAGAGCCAGGGATCATATACTTTATTTTGTTCATAATTTATTCTCTCTACAACTGGAGAAAGTTCGTCTCTTCCAATATTTCTGAGAAGTGAAACATCTCCCCAAACCCTATTTCCAGCAACTGTGTTATCAGTTGTGGTGCTGTTTGTTCCTCCCAAGAAAAAAGAATAAACATCCTTTTTCGCTGGAGAAGAAAAACTACTAAAGAAATTCTCTAAGTTGTTGTTCTTAAAACTTACAAGAGATTGCTTTGCTGCTGCTGTACTAGTAGTTTGGGCTAATGTTTTATAACTTACCATTTATTATTTCCATTTTCCTATTTTATATATTAGGGGCTGGGTATGGGTATTGATAAACAACCTGAAATATCGGCACAAGCAGAAATTCCATCATTTGGATTTATTGTTATACCTGATGGGGGTGAAAGTTCCACAAAATTCCATATATTAAATTCACCGAATTCTGGGGTTATTCCACTGGGAACTCGTATCGACCAAACTGGATGTTTGTGTGCAGGTGCATCATAAGTATAACCAACACCATAATATGAAGACGTGTTACTTGTACCAGAGCAACCAACACATACATTCACATCTTCTGTTGATGTCATTTTGTAGGGAAAGTAATTCTCTAAAATCGGCAAAGAAGCGTATGGATCATAATCTGTGGTCGATCCACCTATTGGAACATAATCCTCTAGTGTTTTCTCGAAGAAAACCTTCAATCCTGCCGGGTGAAGAACGGACAATAAAATGTCTGAATAGGTTTCGTCGTCTTTACCAGTCTTGAGAAGATACGAATAGTCCTGATACCACCAACCATCTCGAAGAATCGAATGATTTAGATATGAACCACCAAGAGAAGAAAGTTCCTCATAGGATCCTGTGGATCCGTTCTCCATAGCCTTCCATCCTGCAAACCTACCACCGTTTAATCTAAATACTCTCTTCTTTGGATATTCGATACCAGCATCAGAGCCACTTGCACCAAATCCAGTCACTCCATACAATGTCTTGAAGAAATACTTGTAGGAATCTTCACTTCCTTTTCGGTGATAGAAGTCGGTTCTAATATCTGATATAAAGTTTCTAAATCGCTGGAGATCATCTACAGATCCAGATCTGGATTCAATTTTGTCTTCTGGGAATCCATGTGCATATGCATAAGATAACTTCTTTAAAAAATCCAGAGGAGTGTCTTGAAGTGCATATAATGCTTGAAATTCTTCTAAATCGGTATAGTATCCAGAACCTCGTTCATTCTTACAATATAACCAGTTGTAATAGTTTACAATAAAGTCAACAAAGTTAGATCCATCATCGACTCTAGCCCTAATCCATTTTGGTATTAGGTGAGTGATATCAAACTCGTTATAACAACCGCTCTCTTGGTTGTTGATGTCGAGAATTGCATCGCCTATTTGTGGATTATCTTCTATAATTTCTAGAATAGTTAAAAGTTGATCCCCGCTACCGCCGGGAGTATTACCACCACTAGGAACTGATCCACCGATTCCGATAGGCATTAGTTACTCGTTTCCTTTGTAACAGTTACATTGAATTCTAGAGCGTTTATCATTTCTTGCTTTGCATTGAATGAAAGTTTTCTTGGTTTGACTGAAAGTGTAAACTCTCCAGTCAATACACCTTGATTTATTTCGACAAGTCCTCTATCGTAGTTTACTCTCCCGACTCTTTCTTGTCTAAGACTTAGTGTACCACCCACTTCCTTGTATGCGTTCAGATAACCCCAACCAGTCTCTTCATCATAATCTGCTGGGTTTACCGAATTTCTCAATTCTAAGTTGGTATATGGTTGGTTTGTGTCTGTGTCTATAATTGTGCTTTGTGTTGCAGTTGTTTCAACTGTAAATGAAGAGTTTTTCAGAATAGGATTCTTTACTGAAATTAGTCTTGCATTGTTTGATGGGTTCTTTATCATCTCTAATTTTGTAGAAACTGAGGAAGGATCTAGATTAAGACTTGAATCAACAGATGCAACACCAGAAATTAAATCAGATAGTATAAACTTCTTGTTGAAAGCCTTTCTTGTCGGATATGTTTCGTTGAGATAACCGTAGATCATAGATCTCAGTTGTTCGCCAGTCATATTTGTCTGCGAATCATCGTAGGTTACAGACATTCCAATTCTGAGTGTTGATGCAACTGGACCAACGTATTCTGGGAGAATTGTTATTGTCAGTTTTCTTCTAAGAGAATCCAGAGCAGACTGAACTTCTGTCAAATCTGGTTCAAGAATGTCTGTGTTTTCGTCGGAGTTTATGATAGAAACAAACACTCTTCCATAGTATGGAGGATCGTTTTCTTCCCCACCCCACACAACAAACTTAAAGTCAGAGTTCTCTATGTTTTCACCGAGTGATGTGTTACCAAGAACAGCAACTGCATCCTGCTTCGTAACTGCTCTGTCTTGTGCAGCGAAGAACTTTGGAGCAAAGAACTTAATCGCTTCAATGTTTGGATCGACTGCACCACCAGAACTTAATGCCTTAGTTTCAATAATCGCATTATTGTTAACTTCGGTCGAACTAAAATCGCTCTTGAAATTACCAACAGCATTTCCTCTTTCACCGGAACTTGTAACATAACTCAGTCTTACTTCAGATCCCTCTGGAATCTGAGCACCTGCTTGACGATCAACGTCACTGACGTAGTTACCACCAAACACAACAAAGAACCCTGCATCTGTTCTTTCCAAGAAATAAACTCTAGAGGATTCTGTAACATCTTGATTGATACTAGTAGAAGCGACCCATTCCACGAAGTCATCATCAGATGGAGTCTTTACTTCAACTAGAAGTGAACGAATGTCTATTGTAACATCAGAGATAAAAATCTTTGTCCTGTCTGCATTCAGTGTGCCTGCAATATTCTTGAATACTCTACCACCTTGATAAACATCAATGAGAACTTCACCGTTTTCATCTGTATCATATGGCTGGAAAGTATAGAAGTTGTAGGATCCACCCGCTTCATCTTGTCCCACGAACTTGTGGTATCGTGGAATAGTCTTTCCTACACCACCTGCTCGAACTAAAACTGGACTCTTCGCAGATCTAGAGCCTGGAACTGTGTATCCAAGTGGCTTTGAAAGAGAGATGAGACTTGATACTTTCTGAGCAGTATCGAAGAACATCTCATTTGCGATCATGTTTGAATAGAAAGCATAGTAAAGTGTGTTGTAAGAAAGAATATCAATCAGTGTCGAAAGAGCAGAACCTTCAAAGTCATAATCACTAAAGACATCTTGAGATCTCAAGTATGTCTTGATACTTTCTTTAATGTCGTCGAATTCTAAGTTACCGATTTGAATTTGCGGGTTTGCCATTACCTAACCTTTTTGATTTGTAAGTTTACTACCTGAGATATCGGTTCGTCCGTTATTGTGTTTATTGTATATCTAAGTTCTATATCAAGAAAGAAAGGATTGCTGGTGTTGATTGTCATTTCTTCAAAAGTAACCCTATCCTCATAAACTTCTAGTTGCTTTTGAGTTCTGAATGCTACATCAGACGCTAAATTAGGTCCAACATTCTCGAACAGTAAATTATAGATCCCAACACCAAAATTAGGTTGAAATGCTCTTTCGCCAGGAGATGTAAGCACTATATTCAGAACTGACTGTTGAATGGCATTGATGTCTCTTGCAATAGAGACATCTTTGGTATACCTGTTCTTTGACAAATCAACATTGACATCCGTATATCGTGATTTTATTTCCATGCCTTATATATCTTAGTATTCCTATACTTCTGAATAATCTTCTAAATCAACATAAGACGAATCTCTTGTTAGAGTTACTTGCATCACATGAGTCTGGGGATCAATGAAGTGAGAAACCGAATCCACCAACCATTTACCACTAGCAGATTTGTTCTTCTCATTTCCTTCTAAATCAACATCTTTGATCTTTATCCTAATTATAGAGCCTGGTTTTAGACTAAAATCACCCGCTATTGTCATCTGTGCTTTTTGTGCATTGATGAGCGTCATCTGAGCATTTCTCAGAAGAATAGTATCTTTCGGGGTGTCCCAGAAGGTAGAATATGTGGAAGTATATTCTTTCCATTTAGGATATTCTTTTCCTATACAGGGACAATTACAACTTGCTGGATTGTCTGGATCATCCCATATACAGCCAAGGTATTCTTCCCCAAGATTAGATTCTATTGCATCGCATAGTTTTGACTGTTGGAGAAGATCTTCCAATTGTTGATCTGTTGGTTCTTCAGCAGGCTCTAATCCCTGAACAAACTCCAGTGCTTCCTGATAGGAAGGAAACTGGTTTAGTTTTTCCAGATTACTGTCAAGAACGATATAGACTTCATCAGCACTGTTTACATCCCCATAAAGTTCATTTGATGCTGCCTTTGCTAGATCGAATAGATATGATGGTCCTGTCCACAGTAATCCGAGTCCATAACTATAGTCTTCCAAATATGCAGCAAGATCATACAATTCTCTGGTGCTGTATATAAATGCATTTCTAGGCTGTAATTCTTTACACGGACAATTGCAGTGAGGATCATTTGGAGGACATGTGCTATTGTCAACAGGTCCATCTGGGTTAGAACACTTGTAATACCTCTTCTCTTCTTGAGTAATTGGTATTTCGTTCTTTTCCCAAGTCTCCTTGTGGTTCTTTGTGAGTTCTAGTAATTGGTGTGGATCAAGCATTGAAACCTCCAGAATCTAATGGTGGCAGTTCGTCACTTGGTGGTAACTTAATGCCACACTTACTGGCAGGAAGTTCACCTGCTTCTGGGTTATCGAACCCACACGAAATACCCATATGCTCTCCTCTGAATAGATGGTTCACTGGCTGCTCCGCTTCAAAGAAGTAGATGTATTCCTTTTCATCAAATTCATTTGGTTCAATATAATCTAAGTCATTCTTAGCAATTCTATACAGTCTCACTATGGTTCCCTTGAGGTTTGGATGAGGACTCTGGGGATCAAAGGATCCGTCTGGTTCCATCTCGAAGCCACCTGAGTTGATTTCCTCGAATCGAACACAATCAAAGGTAGAACCACCAGTCACACTTGGAAGACTTCCTGCTGCACCGATAACAGAGTCATACTTATAGCGATCGAATTGTCTGTAGTAATCGAATGTCAGTCCACCGAAACCTTCGAAACAGCACTCTTCTGGTTCTGGATCTGGACAAACGACTTCCGCTGTACATTCTGAACATGGATCGTATAGAGGATCATTGTTCTCGTTGAATATAACGGTTCCTCCATTACTCTCACAATTTGCAACAAATTGTTCCTGACCACTATAATCATAGTCTCCATCTTCAGTTGGAGTTGCTACAAATCTTTGGTTACAATAACCATAAGTTTCCCAAATACATTCACAACATCCTGCGGAAGTTATTTCGGGTGGTATTTCGGAGCACTCTTCACAACTACCATTTCCTCGGAAATCTCCACTGATACCTAAACACTCTGCTTGTGTCAACTGACTGCAATTTCTATAACCATAATCATAGTAAGATGTGATCGTTGGACAACATGTTCCAGTGTCTTGAAGAGGGCAGCAAACCCATTGTGCATCTTCTCCACAAAACTCTGGATCATATGAAGGAGAACCTTGTATATCACTGCAAAGAGGATATACAAGTTCTCCGTTTATGGTTCTGCATGTGAGAGTTCCATCATCTGGACTTCCAGCACA